CTATATAATTATCGTCTAGAAAGATCTGCGGTAAAGTTCTTGCGTCGGGCACTGCCGCTAATAGTTGATCTTTGGTCCAATCGGTACTAACATTACGTTCTTCAAACTCAATGCCTTTTAATTTTAATAAGTTCTTGGCCTGCACACAAAACGGACAAGAATTTTTACTCCATACGATGGCTTTCATTGTATTCTTCTTTTATAGTATTACTGCTATTTTATTTTCTTGTACTAACAAATCTCTAATCTGTGTGCATTCAAACTGATATTCACATTCACGATTTGATTGATGATATGTTGCTAACAGTGAGCAAAACTGACCACATTGTGTATTTTCAAATGGACAACTATTGCATTTTTGATTCATAATATTTTCTTCTTATAAGTTTGGTAATGCGTCGTAGTCCAGGGTGTCGCCCATGACTCCAATTACATAGTTGGTTGATTCTGATTCTTGTAGGGCTGTTTGTTTATTGCTGGTGTTGACATGTTTGTTAAACCAAGGAATTGGGGTTGTCCTTGGTGCTGGAGTTTGATACTTGATCCCAATCTCTTTAAGTGCGCCAACAGCGGTGTAGTCAACAAAATCTTTGAGAATGTTTGCGTTGAGACCAATCACAGGACCTTTATTAAACAAATAGTCTGCCCATTGTTTTTCTTCACGTATAACGTCCAGGTACATTTGATATACTTCTGCTTCACACTCTACCTTGGCACGAGCAAAGCGTGGATCTTCTTTGACCACTTGATTGATCAACCATGCTGTCCAGTCCTTGTGCAGGATTTCATCTTGCAAGATCAATTGAATAATATTACCGTTGCCAATGAAGATACGATTCTCAACCATAGCTAGACTTGTGGCAAACGATACCATAAAACGGAATGCTTCCAGACCGTAGCTGGCGTTGAGTGCTAACCAGATGGCATTGATGTGATGCTTTTCATCAAAATCCTCAAGCAACTCTTTACGACAGTTGATCATATGCAGACGATCATAGTAAAGGCCAATACTTGATGCCATTCCTACAATCTCTTGGATATCGTGAATCTTGTTAAACTCGTCCTTAGGCACGTTGTAGATGTTACGAATGATATGACTGTAACTACGCGAGTGAATATTTGTTTCAAAGAAACCCCAGTTATACATCAAGGCTTCAAGTTCAGGAATACTACACACAGGCGTAAACACTTGTGTGGGGCCGCGTCCTTGTAAACTGTCTAGGGCTGTTTGACGTAGCAAGTTACTGGTAAAGATATGGCGAACTGTGTCTGTGGCTTCCTTAAAGTCGTTGGCATCCTTGGTCAGACTAATCTCTTCTGGAACCCAAAAGAATCCTCTAGCTTCTGCTTCAAACTTTGTCAGCTTGTTATACTTTGCTTCTTCGAAGCGTTGAATAGTAACTGGCCCTGCTGGATCCAAGAACATCTTGCGATGTAAGTAATCTGTTTTTGTACCTAGGTTGTATTGTGCTTGACTCATAATTGTTCTTCTTTTTTTAGTTTTACATCATTCCATAATTTCATATTATTAGTGCCTTTATGTCAATGGCTGGCCCACTGTATAGTGTCCAGGTCAATGCCGTCTTTGTACATTTCCCAAAGTGGACTTAGTTCTCTTAGGCCAGCAATCTTGCGTTGAATCAATTCAATGGCAAAGTCTATTTCCAATTCAGTGGTGTATCGTCCCAGAGTAAAGCGTATACTGCTGTGTGCTAGTTCGTCATTGCGACCCAGAGCTCGCAGCACATAACTGGGTTCAAGGCTGGCGGATGTACAAGCAGATCCTGAACTCACTGCCAGTTGTTTTAAGGCCATGATCATGCTTTCGCCTTCGACATAGTTAAAACTGATGTTGAGGTTGTGAGGAACACGTTGATCCATGTCACCATTGACGTACACCTGCTCAATTTCTTGCAGACCTGACAACAATCTGTCACGCAACATACCTATACGTGCAGTTTCTATTTGCATGTGTACTTTGGCCAGCCTAAATGATTCGCCCATGCCAACAATTTGATGGACGGCTAGTGTTCCAGAGCGCATACCGCGCTCATGACCACCACCATGAATCTGAGCCTCAATCCGAATACGGGGCTTACGCCGCACAAATAATGCGCCAATGCCTTTTGGACCATAAGTCTTATGAGCACAAAAGCTCATTAAATCTACCTTAAGTGTTTGTAGGTCAATCTCTACCTTACCGGTTGCTTGTGCGGCATCTACATGAAGAATCACACCACGTTTACGACAGAATTCACCAATGCGAGGAATGTCTTGAATAACACCAATCTCATTATTTACAAACATCACCGAAACTAAAATAGTATCCGGGCGCACAGTCGATTGAAATACTTCAAAATCAATTAGCCCATCAGACAATACATCCAGGTAAGTTACTTCAAACCCTTCACGCTCGAGCTCACGGCAAGCATCCAACACCGCCTTGTGCTCGGTTTTTACTGTGATGATGTGCTTGCCTTTTTCCTTATAGAAATGAGCAGCACCTTTAATGGCCAAGTTATTGCTTTCGGTGGCGCCACTTGTCCAAACAATTTCTCTTGGATCAGCACCGACCAATTTAGCCACTTCGTTTCTGGCATTTTCAACAGCCTCTTCGGCACTCCAGCCATAGGCATGACTGCGTGATGCAGGATTTCCAAACTGCTCACGCATGAATGGAATCATAGCATCTACTACTAGTGGATCCATAGGTGTAGTTGAACTGTAATCTAAATATACTGGAAATTTTGCGTAATCTATCATTATTATATTATAATTTGCAAGCTTCGCAATCTTCTTGATCGTCAAAGTCTATTACTTCTAATTTTTCTTCTACTGGTTCGTCTTGACCTTTACTACCTTGTTTGTTAATCAAACTGTAATAAAATGTCTTGAGTCCCCAGCGATGTGCCAACATTAAATTCTTGGCAATCAGGGTAGTCGGAACTTTGCGGTCGGCAAAGTGGGCGGGATTATAAAATGTGTTGGTTGAAATACTTTGATCCACATAGGCTGCAATAACAGCTGCGGTCTTTAGGTAACCATCGCAATCTTTTTGTTCCCACATGAGTTGATACTTGGTCTTTAACTTGTTGTATTCTGGAGCAACTTGAATCAACGACCCTGCTTTAGATTCTTTAACAGTGATCAAGCTCATTGGCATTTCAATTCCGTTGGTTGAATTAATTACAACACTGGAACTTTCAACAGGCGCTACCGCCATCAAGGTTGCATTACGCACACCAGATGTTTTCATTTTCTCTCGAAGTGTTTCCCAATCAAGTTCAGGCTTAAAGTTGGCTAATTCATTCACTGCGTTAGCTCGGCGCTCCCAAGGAAACTCACCTTTCCCATAGCGTGTCAGGCCCGAGTGAGTGCAAGGGCCACGTTCTTTGGCTAACTCTACAGTGGCCTCTGTCAAATAGAATGCTTGATGTTCCATCCAGGTTTTAACTTCTTGGAGTGCATCTTTTTCACCATAAAGTAAGCCACGTTTAGCATGCCAATAGGCAAGATTAGTGATGCCAATACCTAGAGGTTGGATTTCTTGGTTACTTAACTGGCTTTGAATACTTAAAAAGTCTTGATAATCAAGAATATTACACAGACTACGTTGTAGAATACGGCAAGCACGGCGCATATCTTCAGGATTGCGAAATGCTCCCCAGTTGATACTGCCCAATGTGCATAGAGCAATACGGCCTTCATCGTCATCTAAGCGTTTAAAACTCTTGGTTGGTAATAGGATTTCACAGCACAAGTTACTTTGATAAATTGTATGGTACTCGGGATCAAATGGGCCTTGTTCTTGAACATTGTCGATAAACACCAAGTAGATGCGCCCTGTGTCGGTTCGCTCTTTCAAGATACCACCTTTGAATACATCTTCGGCGGCCATGGTCTTAGTTCTTAGGTCTTTTCTCTTTTCGTATTTAACATACAGTTGTTCAAACAAAGCGGTGTTCTTGTAAAAGGCCTCATACAGGTCAGGCACTTCGTTAGGGTCAAAGAATGTTATTTGTTCTTTGTTTTTAAATCGTCTCCAGAAGAATGCGGAAAGCACAACCCCATAATCCATAAAACGGACTCGGGTTTCTTCTGTTCCTTGATTGTTTTTAAGAACAATAAGATCGTCAAACTGAAGATGCCAAATAGGATAGAATACAGTAGCACTTGCATTGCGGATACCTCCTTGTGAACAGGATCGCAGATCACCAAACCATTTCTTTAAGAATGGAATCATTCCTGTGTGCATGATCTCTCCGCCACGGATGGGTGCCCCCAATGGGCGAAGACGACCAATTTCTAAACCAATGCCGGCACGCTTGCTGGCATACTTGGCCATCATCTCTCCCGAAGCAAATATAGAATCCAAGTTATCATCACTACGAATAAGCACACAACTACTAAACTGTTTTGTAGGAGTACCAAGTCCAGCCAGAACAGGAGTAGCAAGAGTGAACAGACCATCGCTCGCACAATTATAGTATTCTTTGATAAGACGCATACGAGCTGTGTTAGGTTCTTCCTTATGGAACACAGTCGCTGCCGCAACCATGTATCTAATTTGTGGAGTTTCATAAATTTCCTTTGTGGCACGGTTGCGTACCAGGTATTTTTCAATTAACTGCTCAATGGCCGCATATGAATATTCTTCATCCTTGGCATGATCCAGCATGTCATTCATTCGATTCCAGTCATCTTCTGTGTACCATTCAAGAAGTTCACCGGTATAAAGACCTGTGGCCACATTCTTCTTTACGATTTCGTACAGGTGGGGAACTTCGTATGTGCCATAAACATTTTTACGTAACATGCTCAAGCGTTGCTTGCCTGCTACGTATTGGTAGTTGGTATGACCTACATCTGGGTTTGACTCAATGTCAATTAAGTCAACAATAGCTCGGAGGGTAATTCCGTCAATTTCTTCGGTGGTAATACCATCATAAAAATGTAATTGTGCCTTGATCTCTACCATTGATTGACTGACATCGGCAATTCCCTGGCAGACTTTAGCAACTTGTGCCTGCCACTTCTCAATATGCAGTGGTTCTCGCTGACCGCTTCTTTTTACAACTGTAATCTGCATTCTTGACTTTCGTTCTTTTTAAATTATATACTACTATTTTATTTGATGTTGCTCAAACTGCTGATGAATTTTTACTTCTTGATTGGTATTTACGACACTAGCCGAGCTCCAATTAAGTATATATTTTGTTTTGCTGACCAGGACTAAATTACGGCCATCATCAGTCAAAACCAAGGTTGCATCCGCCATATCTTCACGATCTAGTAAACTTATAGTATACAGGATTCCCAGGGCTTTTGCAACATCACAATACACGTTATCACTCAAAAGTTGCCAAGGATCAGGCCATTGTGTATGATCATCCCAGTGTAGATAGTATGGTTGCCAGGGAGAGTTGCTCCACCAGGCGTTAATGGCGGTAAGTGCTGCTTCTAAATCTTGAGATTGGGCAGAGGTACGCAGTGTGGCCCAGGATTCCAACCTGGTGGCAAAATCAGTGTGCCACATTAAGCTAGATACGTGATAGAGTAGCTGAGTACAGCATTGGTGCCGGTGTTGGTGGTTGTAAATCTAAAACTGATTATATCGGCTGATTCGGTAAATGTTAAAGTTACCCCAGTGGTGGAATTTTCAACAAAATCATCTGAATAATCAATGTCGCCGGTGCTGTCTGCGGTAGGACTGGCCACTAGTATGGTGCCTGTGCGACATCCTGTGCCGCGAACCAGGGTATAGTTTACGCTAAATGCTGATATTTCTGCTGAGTCTATTGTGGTGACGACTCCGGAACTATTGTTAGTCAGCGTGGTACTAATTCCCGACTGTCTAGTATAGGTACCTTGTTGTGTGGTCACGCCGTTGGTTGTGGCTATACTTTGTGTGTTATTGAGTGTTATGCGAGGATAAGCAGTGCCTGGAGTTTCACTACCGGCATAAGCATCGCCTCTCTCAAACATATCACTAATACTAACATTGTTGTTGCTCTGTATGTCAATAACGGCTGTGTATGGTGTAGTTGTTCCGCCAAAATGATTACCTACATCATAAAATATATTATGACCAGTGGCATTTAAGCTAACATCACCAAATACTACACCGTCGGCATATATATTATCAAATAAATTACCGGTAATCCTAACACCTGTTGCACCGCCATTGACCACTGTGTTGGTACCTAATTGTACCCCACGATAAAGAGTATTAAATTTACCATTAGTAAAAGTTACGCCTTTGATTTGTTGATCAGTATCGACTCCGTATACTGTGCCAGAAAATTCACAACCATCAAATACAATTTGTTCGCAAACTAAACTAGTAGTGCTAGCAAATGCTACTCCTTTGGTGAAATCTCCCTCTGTGGTAAGATTGGCAGTAGTTAATGGACCGTAAAATCCTACGTTTTTAAATGAACAATTAACAGCATCTTGAACTAAAAATACATCGGTATTAGTATCCTGGTTTCTAAATCCTAAATTAGTTACAGTAATATACGTAGGTGGCGTGGCTCCGTTGTTACCAATATTAACTCCATATTGTTGTAAACTGTCTGCGGTACGAGCAACATAAGCATTTAATGTTGAATCGTCAACACTGTTATCTAATTGGATAATACTATTATCTAGACCTTCGCCCCATAATGTAGCATACGGCGGAATTAAAATTGAATTGGTAACACGGTAAACACCGGCCGGAAAAAATAAACTACGTCGAATTTGTGGATTTACTTCACGGCAAAATAGTTGATATAGTGCTCGATTAATCGCTTCGGTGTCGTCGGTTGTTCCGTCGCCTACTGCACCAAAATCGGTCACTGAAGCAAATTGATCTAGCCATGACTGTAAACTCTGTGTTACTGGATCGCCGGCTGTGGCTCCAGTTTGTACGGTGTATCCAGCTGCCTGGCCTTTATAGGTATAGCTAGTGTTAAGATTTAAAATATCACTAAATTCTGTGAGAATTTCAGTGTTTCCAATCACTGGTGCACCTTCTTCTAGGGTGCCGTTACCAATGTATAATTGACGTGTATCAATTGACCAGCCCAGCTCTGCGCCGGCTAATTGTGGTAAATTTTCTTCCAACCCTTTGCGGTTAGTAATCTGGGAAATTTGAACGATTGCCAATTTAGTTGTCCTTGGATAATATCAACTATTTAGCAGATAGTACGCCTCTACTCTTTTCCACCATTCTTGTTTCCAGTGCGTAAATTCATCACCCTCAACCACAAATTCTTGGTATTCTGGGGACTTAACAATCTCATGTTGACTGTCAAGTTCGGGTTTAACTGCCATTAAAATAACACCTTTATTAATGGTAGTTCCGTGAATTTTATCATGTGCTTCGGCGTAGGCAGCCAGCTGTAAAAAGTAATCCTCAATCCAGTCTCGGCGCTTGGGCTTGTTAGTTTGTTTAAAGTCAATAATACTTTCTTTGCCCTGATGTAAACCCACGCAATCAGTGGTTCCTGCATAAACTTCAGGAAAATATAATGGAACTTCTACTCCCCAAAATTCATTGACATTAGATAATCCCTGATCAATAACCACCTGAGCCATGGCGTGACTTGGCCAGCTAAATGGGTTTGATCCGCGATCTTTGAGCTCACCTTCTTTAACATATCCTTCTAGGTAGGTATGCATTCTTGTGCCACGATTGGCAGCTTCTGTAGTAATTGCTTGCGCCTGAGCATGGCCTACACGACGGCGCCAATTTTCTAATATTTGTTTCTTTTCCTCTGATTTAGTTTGATCAAGGATAGTAGTCACACTAGGAACGTTGTTGCCATCCGGGGTAGCATATAGGCGGCGGCCGTTGACTTCTTTACGAGATAGTTTAGTGTATTGGAATTTTGGATTATACATTGTGCCCTTGACTTTTTGCGTACTTTTTATAATGTTCCTGGTTGCGTTCGGCAATCCGGTACATTTCAAAAATCTTTTCAGATCTGTTTGTACTATTATACAGCATTTGTAAACTATTTACAATGGCTTGAATTCTTTTTGTTGGAGTTGATTCTCGATCATAACTTTCATCAATAATTGAACTGAATGTTTCAACGCCCATTTCTTTAATGCGATCTAAACTGCCTGGGCCAGAAACTAATAAAAAAGGCTTGCCTGTTGCTAGAGGTTTGGCTGTTTTTTCAGTAAACCAAAAATCTCCAAACGGGTCTGTTTCGCAAACAACTTCAATTTGATAATGATTCCAACAGTTAGGATAACTTTGAAATGCATCGCCTGGCGGTATTCTTCCTGAACGTGCAGTACTAACTAAGTCGGTATCAAATGCTCGATCAGCAAACCATACTTGTTCCTTTTGATATATTTCTGAGAAAGACTCGTGATGCCACCAACACCGTGATTGAAAAACTAGGTAGGCATCTCCCGGGAATGCTTGATCTAATTCGTACGCTAATCGCATGCGTGTTGGGGTAAACCGACCAATAATACTGCCTACAAATTGTGCTTGTGAAATATCTTTTTCAAAGTTAGGAATATGTGTGTTAGCACTAACAAACACGCCAAGTGTTTTAGTGCTAAATGTAAATGGTTCGCATAATTGAGTATTGTGCGTGTTTATTACTACAGACTTTTTGTCAATATCAAATGTTTCACAAAGTGTTTCTAAAAATTCTAATAACCCACTAGCGGTTAAATTTTCGCCATCATCAGCATTTACTGTAATATGTTGGTTGGTGTAGTGGGTAGAAAAAATATCCAACAGCCACTCTTTATTGGCACAGGTATTATCTTTGATTGCAAAGTATTCAGCCGCAATAATAATATCGGTATCAGTAATGACGACGGCTTGCTTAGACATAGTTGGCCAAATTTAAATTTAATAGTCGATTCCATTGCTCATAAACGTAACTACGAAATCGGTGTTGATTGTTAATTAATCTTTGTTGAAACCGTGGGCTGAAATTTACAATTAAACTATTGATAGTTTTTACTGCTAATTCTGCATACTCGTGCTCAGTTTCGCCTGCTAGACTTGCGTAATCAATTATGTCTTCAAATGTATCAAACCCTTGGTCTTTAAGATACTGGCGTAATTTTGGTTGCCCATACACAAAGAACGGACGTAGTCCTATAACCGGTTTCCAAGTTTTTTCACTGATAAAAAAGTCATCATTGTTAAATGTTGTTTCGGTGACAACGTTAAGATAAGAGTTCTGCCATGTGGCAATATCTCCCAAGGTGTAAAGATCATTGGGTATAGGATGATCGCCAATATCGGCGTCAACTAATGTATGTTCAGCACCTGTTGTAAAATATCCCTGTTCCTTAACTTGTTTAAGGTAATGAATTAGTATTTGCCTGTGTGCATGTGGCTTACGATTAAGACACATAAATTTTTTTGCCACTGGATTTAATGTTAGTTCATCATTAGTGTATGCCTGAAAGTTTAAGTCACACACTATAGCCCAAAAATCCAATCTGCATTGATTGGAGTTGCCAATGCACAAGTGTGGTACACCGCTGTCTTGAATGATTTTTTTTACTCGGGGTATTGCGGGATCTACTAAGTCATGACAGATTATAAATTCTGGAGCAGCGTCATGTATTTCTTTGGCAAGGTCTCGATCCAATAACCATGTGGGATTAACAAGCATTACAGAATCAACTGCTAGTTGGTCTTGTGCTTTGCGTTCTAGTATATCTCTTATTAATTGTTCAACACGGCCAGCTTTCCAAGCATAAGGAAAGCCATTGTCACTTTTAATGATCTTCAAATCCTAAAACTTTCCCCACAACCGCAACGGTCTTTTTCGGCAGGGTTGGTAAACTCAAACCCTTCGTTGAGTCCTTGGCGCACATAGTCTATCAGTAGGTCATCTAGGATAGTCAGACTTTTGGGATCTACTACAATTTTAAAACCGTCAGAGTCAATTACGACATCGTGTTTGTCTGTGGTGTCCACGTACTCTAACACATAAGCAAGTCCACTACAGCCGGTAGTTCTTGTGCCCAGACGTATTCCTATACCAGATCCACGACGATCTAGATTATTTTTAATTTTGCTGGCGGCAATGGGTGTTACTGAGATCATGGCAGTTTCTTTTGTTTATTTCTATAATCTGCTATGGCGGCTTTAATTGCATCTTCGGCCAAAATGCTGCAATGAATTTTGACTGGGGGCAACGAAAGCTCTTCGGCAATGGCTGAATTTTTAATTTGTCCTGCTTGGTCTAAAGTCTTGCCCTTGACCCACTCTGTTACAAGTGACGATGAAGCAATCGCACTCCCACAGCCATATGTTTTAAACTTTGCATCTGTAATAATCCCATCTACAACTTTAATTTGTAGTTTCATCACGTCACCGCAAGCCGGGGCCCCGGTAAGTCCCGTACCTATTGTAGGATCTAGCGGATCCATCCTGCCAACATTTCTTGGATTTTCATAGTGATCTAAAACTTGTTCTGAATATGCCATATTACATCCTTATGTGTGTTGTGGACACAAAATTAAAATACACAGCGGCCCATACCATGACTACAAGTAGCACCATAATCACAATATTAAAATTAAATTTCATTATTAGTCCTGTAGTATTGCCCAACGGTAACAATTACACCCACCATCTAAAATCTGTTGCCAGTGATAGCCAAAAGGTGGCGGATTCAGTGGGCCTTGCGTGGCCGGGGCTGGTTGTTGAATATAATAAGTTGGTGGCTGAACATATACCACTGGCGGTGGTGTATAATAAGAATTGGCAGCCAACACTCCGACTGCCACACCGGCAATAGCAGGAGCTACCCAATAATTATTATTATACCTATTATTGTAGTACCTATTATTGTAGTACCTATTATTGTAATATCCATTATTATAATACCCATTATTATAATATGCTGGGCCTTGATATCCGTGATTCCACGCCAACACCGGCGAAGATACGGCGGCACCAATTAGGCACAATGCTACAATTAACTTCTTCATGATTGTTTCTCCAATCAGTAAATTACGACTGTTATAGTTTACTGTTTTTTCTTAAAAAGGTCAACCAATTTGGCCTGAATTGTTTTAGCAAAGTCTGGCTGTGGAAAATTCCACCCTATTAATGCGCCTACTACTATCCAAAATAAAGTTTCTAACATAATATGCTCCTTTTATTGTCGGCGTTTCATTGCCGCTTTGGCATTTGTATCTACTACTGCACGGGCTTGGTCCACGCTCATACCAGTAGTGGCTTCGGTATTACCTTTGAAACGGACCACACTTGAATTTGGTTCAAGTGGTTCTAGTACATTACTAAGTGGTTCTTGACTGATTAACTCAACCAACCCATCAGGATTGATACTCACCCCAAGACTCTGAGCCAGATCAATAAATGCGGCTTGACTAATTTCTTTTTTGGCAGTGGTATCGTCAGCACGACCAGATAGAAACTTTGTCAATGCTAAAAGTTTCTGTGAGTCTGGCGTGGCAAACTCAACAAGTCTCATTATCTACGAGCGCGGCCTAGATCGGCGGCGCCGCCAGCAACAGGTTCTTCGATATCAACATCAATCTCTTCTTCGCCCGGTGCCGGTAATTCGGCTGGTAATTCTTCTGCACCTATGTCGGCGGGAGGAGCACCCATGTCTTCACCCGGAACTGTAGGGGCTTGGCCAGTGACTACGCCAAGTGCGCCTTCGAGTTGTGTCTTGCTACCTTGTAAATTTTGTGTTAGGCCGCCAAGTGCGCCAGTTACATCTTGGTTGAACTGCATAGCTTGGTCAGCACCAATTTGGTTCTTAACTTGATCAACCAGTGCCGGTAAGTCTTTAAACTGCATAGCAGTAACTTGTTCAATCATTTTCTGTACCTGATCAACCATGTCTTGCGAGGCCAAGACAACTTGAGCTTGTTGTACTTCTGATTCTGCAATACGACGGCGGCTTTCTGCCATTGGATTGTTTGCTTTTTGTAACAACTGGGCCTTTTGTTGTGTTAGTGCTTTAATTTGTTTGTCGAGTTCAGCAGCCTGCTCCATTGCTTGTTTTTTATTTGCGGCCATATTCATTGCCACTTGCGCGGGATTAACAGCAGGAGCTGCAACTCCGCCTGATGCTACTGGCATATCTTCATTTACTTTACTGGCTAAACCTTGTTCCATAACAACCAATTTTAAATAGGCAGGATTTTGTTCACTACGATGGAATGCTGGCTGGCCGCGATGCTCTTTAATCAATCCACGCACACGGGTCAACATGTGTTGAGCTTGACGTTTGGTTAGTTGTTCAAAAGGAACAGAATTACCAAAATAACTTTCGAAAACCTTAGCGGCTTGCTTTGTTGGGCTGATTACGGCCAGTTCTTGCAGTTTCATTATTAAATCCTCGTTGTTGACAATATTTAGCCCAGTTTACACATTTGGCCAGTTCATTTTCCACTTGCTTTTTACGGATAATCTTGGTTTCTAACTTGGTGCCAATACTATCTCGAAATTCCCATTTGGAGCTACGTTCTCCTATTGCGGTTCTAACTGCTATGTCTGCTGTCAATGAACCTAGTTTGGTATCTAATTCCAGTAATTCTCGGGCTAGATTATATGCTTGATACTTGTCGGCTATACACCAACTTAATGCTGTTTTAGTACTGTTAAATACACCCACTTCGGTGGCGGAACAATATACTCGATAGCCAGGACGGGTTGGTTCAATACGATAATGTCCAAACACTGAGTATACTCCATCATCATTGCGCCAAATAGTATTGGGCAGGATATCTTTAAGCTCGGTTCTTAGAGCTTGTTCAAATTCTTTGTCTATGTTCATTTAAGGACGTAGTGTACCAGTAGATATCCAGTGGTTGCGGTCAATGCACCAATTACGGCCAGACCCCAGCCGATTAGCTGTTCACTGCGTTTTTCTGACATTTTTATCACCATGTCACGCACTTCATTGACCACTCGGCTTAGACCAGCAATTCTTTCGTCAATGTCATCCAGCCGTGTTTCTAACGCTGAATATCTTTCGGCACATAATTCTACATGTGCTTCCAGGCTCTTTTTTTCAATATCAGTGGCTTCAACCATATTATTTTCCTATTCTATATTTATGGTTTCAGATGCAAACCAGATATTCTGTCGGGTGCCGGATGTGATCAGCACGTAATCAATATCTGCGCGGTTATCTAACGAGATCAACATGGGTACTCCATCGGAATCAGCTTTTAATACACCTACAGGATCGGTTCCATCATTGAATACCTCAGTTTCTGTGGTGAATTCAAAATGCCACTCCTCTTGATTCTGCAACGGCTCTACAACATTATCAATCTGTGTTCGTAAACTGATCAGTTGCGTGAGTGTTTCCCAATTACGCTGTTGATTTCTAGCACGATTCCACGAATCAGAATTGTTTATTTCTTGCCCGACACGATCACGAAATGGCCCACGTGCAGGACGATAATGACCAGTTACTCCAGTGGCCGTGATGTCAAAGTGAGTATGGACCTTAACCTTTATCAATTTGATCCTGCCTGCTTAGTTCATAGATTATTTGGGCGCGATCCAAAGCCTCGCTTAATGCTGGATTATGTTTGGCTGCACGCAAAATATCTCGCCAGGCAGTCCAGCGGTTAGTGGCATCTCGTTCTTGTTCAGTTTCGTCTTTGACTACAACACGATCCGGTGATCCTGGCTCTCGTTTGTAAACTGTTCGACCGTTATCTGGACTCTCGTACACATATTTCATTATGTGCATATTTAACCGCCAATAAAAAACCCTGGAATAAATCCAGGGTTAGTTGTATCACAATTTCTAAACTAATTAGATAGTTTGGAAAGATGCAATGTTTGATACGTTTGCTGTTGGAATACCAATGTTCAAACCGCCTGATGCGTTGGCTGTTTGAGCAGCTGTAACCAAAGTAGCTGTAGTATAAGCACCTGTTGGGAATATAGCCAAGTTCAACACTGCTGGTGCAGCTGGTGTAACTTGATACATAGCAACTGTACTTGTTTGCTGAATAGCTTGCAATACGTTTGATACATAGCCTGCTGCATTACCAGCACCCGAAGCTCCTAAACTACTGTTGGCTGTTAAACTAAAAAAATCTAATTTTGGACCTTGAAAGTTAACAGGACCGCCTGCAGCTAAGTTAGCTGTTTGTGCAACTGGACCGTTTAATACGTCTGTTGCAAATACTGGTTGGGCTCCGCCCGAAACTACTGTGATAAATGCCATGATTTAAATCTCCTAATGTGTGGACTCAAAGGTCCTGCTATTATTTAGCCAATTGGATTAAAAAGCAGAGATTGGGTTTAAGAAGTTGCCATTTTTGGATTGTTTTGAGCACGGTTGGCCGCACTAAATCCAAAACGATTTACCAGTTTGGCGCGGCCAGCTGGAGTGGCCAGCACCCATCCTTCTTGTCCAGGCTGCTGTAGATCTAACTGTTGTAGCATGCCCATTTTTAAATTATGTAGACCTAAAAATGCTGTAAATGCCGCAGAGATTCCGTCCATGTTGCTCCTGGGACTTTGTAGATATTCTACAATATTATTAAATTTGCGGGGTGTTGTGTTTTTTTGCAACCAGGCACCAAAGTCTGGCAATAAATTTTCATAGTTGGTATCAATACGACTGTTGATATATCGCTTGCATAATTGTGGCAAGTCTGTAATGCCTGCTGAGCGCAGCTCTGCTGGATTAAACAGACCATCTATGGCAGGGCCCTGAGCTCGAACCAGTTGTTTTAATTGTTTAACCTGTTGCGGTTCGGGCGTGACATTTTGAATGTCTTTGACACTGGGCTCTATCAGTAAGAGACCAGGCACAGGATTTAGTTGCAAATTGCCAATGGCTTCGGCGTTGCTGTCGGCAGTTTTATAACGAGTATGAATAGCCACACCTACTTCAGTACCGGTGATCAGTTGTCCTAATTTACTTCCAACAGGAATGCGATATTCTACAACATTAGGTTTAAATTCATAATTGCCACTTATTTCTTGTGGTGCCTGTGTGTACAATAGATCTCCCTGTACATATCCTTTAAAGTTTTCTGGCGTTGCGGCACGAAGTAATGGAAATAGTTTTTCGTAAATGGCAATTAATTCGCCACGCCCACTGCCACGTTGATTCATAATGTTGGCCAACTGTGCCACACTGGTTGCTCTACCGTCGTATCCCTTGGCTGTAAATCCTGATTTATCCGTAAGCACAAATTCACCCAATTCGTTACGACCAAATATAATGGCTGGTTTTCCGTCCCACTTGACCGTGGTTGTTTTTGCTGTGTTCTCGGCGGCATGTTCAATTATGGCAATGGCTTCTTGAATGCCGCGTGAACCTTTTTCAAATACTAGGTCTTCCAAGTGTTCAATTCTTGGGCTGGCAGCTTCTACCAGAGGTTGCATGCCTTGATTTACAATGCGGTCACGCAGGCGAGACAGGAAGTTTACATCAGACACTTCCGTATACACGGGTTCTGATTCGCTTTCCATAAAAGGAAGACCTTCGCGCTTCATGTGCTCACGGAAGTCAGCTAATTTTTGATCACGAGCAGAATCTTTTTCTAATGCAACCAGAATGCTTTCTACACTGGCCAAATCCTCGCGTGTGGCTGACTTGTTTAATAACAGTTTGGCCACTTGGTCTGGATCATCTGTGATAATTTCATTGGTGGTACGATCGGCAATGCCGGCCAGTTGATTTAACTTGTAACCCAGGGCTTTAGCCATGCTGTTCATTAGGATATTACGCTCGCGGCCTTTGTATTGGCTATCTGCGGGCACTGGGCCCAGAACAAATTTTGACCATGGAATGTTTTTAAGAAACATAAAGTCTGTTTGCACATAACCTTTGGCTGGATTGCCAGCAATAGGTGTTTTAAAGTGTACGCCTGCCCCGGTTTGTTTTACATAGTCTTCGGGCTTTAATCCATGGCTTTGTGCCCACTGTTGTAGGCGAGTCGTTAGTTGTAGTTTGGTCAATTGACTGGAATCCACAGCAACATCTAGATCACCCGACGTGGGTTTAATACCAGTTGATCCTAGAGTGTTACCTTGTACA